CTGATTCTAATAGTTGATAATAAACTTTTAAAAATTCTGCAAATTTAGGGTGGTCAGCAACGACAAACTCTGGTAGTTGGCTGTTAAGTATCGTTGAAATTTTATCATTAAATTTTGCCATTGTTCATTAATAACTTGATGTTGTTGTGTAACCCACACCAGCGTCAGCAGAACCTCCTACAAAAGTATCAGTTGCTACCGTAAAACTAGAGTTTGATATATCTATTTCTACAATTTGGTCTCTAACAGGAACAACATCATTAGAATCTGGAGTGACCGTTAATTCAATTACGGTAGATGTTGAGCCTCTAATATTTGATATAGAAGCTACATTTAAAGAGTTTAATGTTAATTGTCCTGTTATATAATTTATTGTGCCTTGTGTTGAATTAATATATGTTCTAATACCAGCTGATTGTTGATAAAGTCTAATATTTCCTTGACCGTCATCATCTAAAAACATTTCGTTATCATTACCATCAATTTTAAAACCAGTAGAACTTAATATACCACCAGCTGTTGCGTTATGACCTGAATGAGGATTAAATAATGCATTTCTAAAATAAATATCATACTTATTAGATGATAACAAAGTAGGTGTAAAAGATTTTCTAATTTTTATGGTTGTTATATTTGATAAAATACTTGTATCAGTATCATCAATAATACCTGTTAATTTAGAATGACGATAAATTGCGTCAAATTTTTGTAATGTATTTGTATTGTAATTTGTAACAGCACTAATTACATCTGATTTTATAGTATCACTAGTTTTTGTTGTAGATGATGAATCATATTTAATATTAGAAGTTATTAAAACTGAAGTTGTTTCCGGGTCAACAATTTGTGGTGCTACTGAAGCCACATTATAAGGTTTTAATTTATTAATTATATCCGTTTTTGTAGTTTCTGTTAGTGTTGAACCTGAAGCTGCCTTGATACCTATTTTAACAATACCGTATCTTGGTGTCTCATCATCTTCACCACCCCAAGCACTTACTGACAATGCATTTGGATAAATTGATTTTACTAAAGTTTCATAATCAGTTGATGTAACTGCTCTATCTTGAGCTGCGTATTGTAATGGTGCGTTATGTCTAATTGAGTCATCTGTTTCACCATCTGCACCACCTTGAGAATTTGAAACCGTTGAGATAGTTACATCTGTAAATCCACCAATATTGCCTGATAGACTAAATGAACTAGCACCATTTGAAACTTTTTTATTTGTTACTATGTATTCTAATATTACAATATTTCCATCTGCAAGAGCTTTACCATTTACTCCATCACCAAAATAAACTTCATATTTGCCATCTTGGCCTTCTTGGATAAAATAAACTTTAGATGTAGCAGTAACATTATTATAACCACCTGCTAATGAATATGTATTAGTTGTTGTATCGCTTGAACTATTTTGAACTTTAACTAATAGAGTTGAAGTGTCTGCCTTATCTGTTGGTATAATAAATTTTTGGTCAACATCTGTGCTATCTACCGTATATTTAAATGTAACTAAACTTCCCTCATAAATCGGCACATTTGAAAATTTATAAACACCGGCAGTTGGTGTAATTGTTATATCTGAATTATTTACATATTGATATGTGATATCATTTACTGAAGTTGTAAAAATTGTACCCTTGTTCATTGTAATACTTGTGCCTGTAGCATTGTTAATTGTTACATCAATTGAAGCTAAAGGCGCTCTTGGTGATGAAGGTGTGTAACCTATCATCTTTGCTAAAGAAACAATATTATTTCTTATGTCAGCACTATCAAGATAAACTTCATTAGTTGACATATTTGCCAAGTAAGCTAGATAATGAGTATTGTAAGATAGAATATCTAAAAGAATATTTAATGAACTACCTTCAAAATCATAATCTTGAAAAGATGTTTGACCTTGTAAAAAGGATTTTAAATTTGACTTTACTGCGTCAAAATCGTAATCTGAAACTACTAACTTATTGGACATTTATTATCTTACCCTCTGTAAAAATGTTTCTACACTTTGAGGACCAGGAACTCCTACAACTTGAAAATTTATATCTACAACCAATCTATTTCTATCTTGGTCATCATCAACATTTACACTAGTCAAATTAATTCTAGGCTCATAGTTAATTAAAACTTCTTCTATTTTTCTCTCTAAAAAAACCTTTGTCATAGGTGTAAAGTTTTCAAAAAGTAATTCTCTAACACCACAACCTAACTCTGGTTGAAAAGGTCTCTCATAAAAATTAGTTTGAACTAAATTTTTAACTGCTCTTTTTACTGCGACCACATCTTCAACAACATTAACATCATTAGTAACTGCGTTTCTAGTAAAGTCAAGGTCTAAATCTCTAAAAGCTCTTGAACTTCTATTGCTTTTATTTTGTATTTGAGAGTCGAATATTGCCATAACGGTAATATTTATACGACTTTACTAACCATTTGCAAAAACATTACCAGAACCTTGTGTCATATTACCTGCGTCTGCACTATCACCTTTTCTTGCAACTTCTAATCCTTCTACAAATACATTAGGTGACCCAGCGTTTACCTTTGCTACATGAGGAACACAAGGTGGTGCTGGCGGAAAAGCATGTGATACGGTTTTATCCGTTTTTCTTGCAATCAATATACTATTTGCAAAACATGTTCCTTGACCGGGTGTGTCTAATACGGTGGTTGTAGCACAAATATGGCCTGTGCTCAATTCATCACCTTTTCTACATACTTCTGGCATTTTTAGCCTTTAATGCTAATCTTCTTTGTTCTTGTAAAATTGATTGTCTTAACTTTCTACCTATTGGTATTGCAATAGAATGACACATCTCTTTGCCTTTTTTACTGATATATTCAACACTTATCATTTTATCTTTAAAATCACCTTGTACAGCTCTTACTGCTTTCTTTAAACTTATCTCTTCTTTTTCTTTTTCAACACCATCTGCATTCCAAAACTTAAATAATCTCATTTTTGCCATAAAATCCTACTTGTTAACAGGCGTATCACATCTACATTGTTTACAACACTCAATTTCAATCTTTTTTCCGTCGCCGTCCGTGTGTTCTTTTATACAAGGACTGCCACAATGACATTGATGACCACAATTATTGCAATATTCCATTTTTTTACCTCTTTTTTACTATTTATTAAAAATTACAAGCTGCTTTTAACTGCATTAAGTTG